GACGCTCACTTATTCTTAACTAGCATTAAATAGGGGGAACTATATAATGGCAATTGATTTCAAAGATACATTTTCCTTGATGCAAGCTGTAGAACGTATGAAAGCACCGGCAAGTTTCTTGCTCGATACTTTCTTCCCACAAGTTCCAGCAGTTGCAACTTCTAAAAAAATCGCAGTAGAAACTCGTAAACGTGGTCGTACATTAGCACCTTTCGTATCTCGTGGTGCATCTGGCGTTAATGTTAAACGTGCCGGTTCCAAAATTGCTTTATACGAAGCACCTATGATGGGCCCTCGTACAGTGATTGACCCAGAACAACTTGACCAACGTGCATTTGCTGAAAACATTGTATCTACAATGACACCTGCGCAACGTGCTGCACAAATGCAAGCTGAAGATTTATCTTACTTGCAAGGTACAATCATTAATCGTAAAAACAAAATGGCAGCTGATTTGCTTACCACTGGTAAATGCAAAATCGAAGGTTATGCTGACGATGGTGAAACAGTTCAAGTTGATGAAATTGATTTCGAATTTGAACAAGACATTACACCTACTACTACTTGGGACCAAGCGGGTGCTGACATTTATGGCGACTTGAAAATGGCGTCCGAAAAAATTCAAGAAAACGCAGGTATCGTTCCAACTGTGTTAGTCGTTGGTAAAAACGTTGAAAAATACATTCTTGATAATGCATCCATCAACAAAATGTTAGCAATTCCTAATCGCGAAAACATGTCTATGTTCAGTTTTGCTCCTGAATACTTGTCTCCACAAGTTCGATATGTTGGCCGTATCATGTCTTTGAATATTGATGTGTACGCATACCTTGAAACATATCAAGATGATGAAGGTAAAGTAAAATCCTTTATTGGTGATGATGCAGCAGTATTAGGTGTTCCTGGCCGTGGCCGTCAACAACATGCAGCAGTAACATTGCTCAACGATGACAATCAATTCACAACATATGCAGGCATTTATGTACCTTACTACTATGCTAATAAGGCTACACAAGAATTAACATTGTCTGTATACTCCCGTTGCGTATTGATTCCTGAAACTATCGACGATTGGGCTACTATTAAGACTAAATAGGGGGTAACCTACTTATGAAAATCAGAGTATTAAAGGGTTATTTAGCACATGAAGGCGAGATGTATGGCAAAGGCGAAGTAGTCGACATCAAAAAGAAAGCGATTGCGTTATCCTTGCTTGAATCTGAAAAGTTTGAATCTGCTGAAGATGATCCTGTTGAAGTACCGGAACCATTGGAAGTCGTTCCAGATGAACCGGAAGAAGAAATGGAATTACCTGAAGTTGATGCGGAAGTTACGGTGAAAAAATAATGCGATTTAGAGATTACCTAGAAAGCGATATTGACGATGTATTCCTTAATGAAGACGAATTCGCCGAAGGGCATAATCTAAATGGCACAGTAGCTAAAGCGGTTATCCAATCGCCAACGGCGAGGGAGTCATTTCTATCGAATGGCTCTCACGTATCAAATGACGGATTGCACGGGGTGTCTGTATTTGTGCATTGCAAATTAAAGGACATCCCTGAAATTCCATCACAGGGGAACGTATTCCGATTAGATGGTGATGTGTACATCGTTCAAAGTGCAACGGAAGAAGATGGACTTGTATCCATCGAACTCAGAGCAGAAGCTAGAGGCGGTGTTGACGGATGGTTGAGCTAGAACTTGATAAAAGTGCAGTGCAAACAATTGAAAAAGCACTGCAAACATTAAAAGAAGATAGAGTTCGACGTGTCTGCCAAGCCGCATCTAAGCGTGCTGCAACAACCGCAAGAAAAGCAGGTACGCAAGCACTACGTAATATCTACGCCATTAAAGGTGTGTCGGTCGTAAAGTCCGGTGTATCAATTAATAAATTAAATGATGGCACAGAAATGCGTATCAAAGGTGGATATACTAGTGCTCAAAAGTACTTCAAAATTAAATCACTTAAGCGAAAAGGTGTGTTTGTGTCGATTAAAAAGGGCACAGAAACGAAGGTACCAAATGGCTTTGTTAGCACATCAGGTATATTCATGAAACGCCAAGGCAAGGACCGATATCCATTAAAAGGGATATATGGACCAGCCTTACCGCAAATGTTTGGTAATGAAACTGTTATGAATGCCATGCAAAAGGAAGGCATGGAAATGTATGAAAAGCGCTTATATCACGAATTAGAGCGCGCGTTAGGAGGTAACTAATGACACCATTAGACGTATCAGACGGCATTGCTGCCTATCTCATGGATGAGTTGCGCAAGCTAAATGAAACCAGTGATGTTACCGCGAGCACTATTCGAGTATGGAGCGGTTTCTTACCAAGGGTGGATAATAATGCGGACTTGCGCAAGTTATGCCCAGCCGTAGTAGTACGTCCGTACTCTGTTAGTGATGCAGATAGTTCGACTGTAGGGATTACAGTATTGGTCACTACATTTGACGAGGCCTTAACAAAAGGCCATGTCGGACTATATCACCTCTTAGAGGTAGTGCGTGAGCGGTTACTATCTGATAATCCGGTAGCACTTAGATATGAAATTAAGGATAATACTGTTAATACAACAATTCCTGATGATCAACCATACCCTCAATGGGTTGGATATCTTGAATTTGAAGTGTATATTCCAGTTATTCGTAGGAATCTAAATAAGATATTTACGGATAATAAAGTAATTGAATAGGAGACAACGATGAACCCTGTTGTATATGTTGGGCCTTCGTTCCGCAGTAGCCGGCTAAACCAATTCATGGTATTTAGCGAAGGCGCACCATTGCCGGAAGCGGAAGACCCTATTTTTATGCATTTATTTGTGCCTTTAGATGAACTCAATCAAGCAATGATTGATGTGAGAACACAAGGCACACAATTAAATGTATTTTATGTTAACGCATTGAAGAATTATAAAGGAGTGAAGTAAATGGCCTTTTATCATGGCGTCAAAACAAGTGAGCAAGCTACCTCTGTAATTGCTCCTGTCCAAACTACTGCCGGGCTTCCAATTGTGTTCGGCACTGCACCTGTACACCTTACAGAAGACCCTAGCGCAGTAGTCAATAAGCCAATCATCTGTTATAGCTGGGAAGAAGCTGTTCAACAACTTGGCTACTCTGAAGATTGGACACATTTCACATTGTGTGAAGCAATGTATGCGCAATTCAAATTGTATGGCGTAGCTCCAATCGTATTTGTTAATGTATTGGATCCTGCCAAACATAAGAAATCAACTACAACAACTGCTACATTGACAGACAAGAAATGCATCGTAAAAGCTGCAGTATTGCTTAATACGTTACAAGTATCTAGTGGCGGTCAAACAGGTGTGGCCAACACAGATTACACGGCAGCATTTGATGACAAAAATCAATTGATCATCTCTGTAGTCAAAGGTGGTAAATTCGATTCCGCAACTACATTGGACCTCACATACGATGAACTTGATGTAGAAAACTTCGATTATAAGAACGTAATCGGCGGTGTGGATAGCAATGAAAAAGCAACAGGCTTTGAATTGATTGATACAATCTATCATCATTTCGGTATTGTACCTGGTCTTATTGCTGCACCTGGTTTCTCTCAAAATCCTACAGTCGCTTCTGTAATGAAAGCAAAATCTCGTGTTATTAACAACTTATTTGGCGCGACTACTTTGGTAGATATTGATACTACACAAGTTGTTAAATACACAGATGCTTACGAATGGAAGAAAGGTAATAGTTATACAGGTGAATCTGAAGTCGTATGTTGGCCAATGGTTCGCAATGGCGATTATATGTTCCATATGTCTACACACATCATGGGTATTATTGGTAAATGCGATGCATCCAATAGCGATATTCCTACGTTATCGCCTTCCAATAAGTCTATGAACATCACAGGTTTGTGCTTAGCTAATGGTAAGGAAGTTATGCTTACACATTCCCAAGCTAACTTATTGAACTCTCAAGGTATTATGACAGCCGTTAATATCAATGGTTGGGTATCTTGGGGCAACTACACAGGTGCATATCCTGGCACGACTGATGTTAAGGATACATTTATTTGTGTACGTCGTTTCAATGATTGGGATGACCAAACATTCATCTTAACGTATTGGCAAAAAGTAGATATGCCTATCTTGCCACGTAACATCAAGACAATTCTTGATAGTGAAACAATCCGTCTTAACGGTCTTACTTCTCGTGGATTTATATTAGGTGGTCGCATTGAATTTAAAGAAGCAGAAAACCCTACAACAGATTTGTTGAATGGTATTATTCGTTTCCACAAATACCGTACACCTCCAATTCCAGCGCAAGAAATTGAAAGCATTTCTGAATACGATGTGTCTTATTTCAAAACGCTATTTCAAACAGTATAGAAAGGGGTAATTAATCATGGCATCTATCAATCAAGTACCGGAAGTACTTAATGACTTTCGTGTATATGAAGAAGGTTCTGACAACTGTTTAGGTGTTGCCAAAGTGGAATTACCTAGTGAATCTGTAATGACTCAAACTGTAAAAGGTGTGGGTATTGCAGGCGAAGTAGAAGCGCCAGTTATTGGTCACTACTCCTCTATGGAAACTAAACTTACATGGAACACTCCAACAGAAACTACACACCGACTTACAGGTGGCCGTGGCGTACGCTTAGAAGTACGTGGTGCTATCCAATGTTGGGATAGTGGTAAAGATAAATATGTAATCGTGCCTACACGTGCCGTTATTCGTGGCCGTGCTAAATCTAAAGAAAATGGCACCTATGAATCTGGTAATACTATTGATGCAACGAACACAATTGAAACTACATATTTGAAACTAGAACAAGATGGCAAAGTGGTTCGTGAAATCGATAAATATGCTTATAAAGATTCTATTTCTGATGGCACAGACTTCCTTGGCGATGTTCGTGCTGCACTCGGTATTTAGTCTGTAGAAAGGACAATCACTAATGAGTAAACATAACACTATGAATGAAACACATGAACAAACGGGTATTGAATTAGTAAAAGCTGGTCATTCCTTACAATTTGAAGGTATTAGCGGTTACACATTAATTAAATGCGAAAAGGCAGCTAAGGGTGAAGATAAAACTATTACAGTTCCGGCGTTATCTATGACATATCAAGCACATGTAGCAGCTGCTGTATGCGGATGTAAAGTGGATGATATTTATAGCCTTCCGGCTGCCGACTTCACTAGAATCTGCTTAGAGGTACAGAATTTTTTGCTCAATTCCGAAAAATAACAGACCTAGAACGGTATTTCACCGAGTGTGCGATTACGTGTAGTAAATACACTAGCACATCGATGGACTACTTCATTCGAGAGCTAGACGTGGATGAGTTCATAGTCCACGTTCAGCTCATTAGTGATGGTATCGAGCGCGAGAATAAAGCAATGAAAGGGAGAAAATAATGGCCAATAAAGTCTTAGAAATGGCGATTGCCATTAAAGGTAAACTCGATGGCGGGTTATCCTCCTCCGTATCAAAAGCATCTCAGGAACTCAACAAATTATCTAATGCAATCAAAGACCAACAGGCGCAGTATAGAAAACTACAGGCCATATCGCAAAAGACTGGTAACGCTAGTGACAGGAATGCAGCAATTGCAGCCGAGCAAAAGCTAAATTCTATGTTGCAACGGCAAGCCCAGTTGCGGTCTAATATCGCAAGTCAGACAGCGCATCAAAATGCAATCAGTAAAATGGGTGGTGCAAGTCCTTTAGCAGGTGCTGCATCAGCTGCGCAAGGTGCTAGTGCTGCGGTAAGTGGTATTACAGGAAAGCTTGCAAGTTTCGCTATGGTTGCCGCCGGTGGATTTGGTATTGGTGCCATTATCGATAATGTGGTTAATGCCGGTGAAGCACTCTATCAATTGTCCAATAAACTGCATATGACAACTGCCGAGACGTCTCAATTTAAGAAGATTATGACGTTAAGTGGTGTTGATGTAGAAGCGGCGGCTAAGTCATTCGCTAAAATGGATAAGACTTTAGCAGGTGGCGGTAAAAGTGCAGAAGCATTGCAAGGATACCTCAGTCAATTTGGTGTATCATTGACCGATGCCAATGGCAAGTTATTGCCTATGAATCAACAGTTGGATGCAATGGCTAAAGGCTACCAAAATGCAGTGGCACAAGGCCGTGGACAAGAATTCATGCTTGAAACATTAGGTGCCAAAGGATTGGAGCTTACTAAAGTCTTTGAAAATTACGCAGATGCACAAGCAGCCGCGTCACAAATCAAAGGTGTTGGCATAGATCCTAAATCACTCCATGAAATATGGCTTCAAATGAACATCTTGAAAGCAGAAGCTACGCAAGTTGCATTAGGTTTAGCACAGGCCTTTATACCGATTGCTCAACAAATATTACCGGCACTGATACCGGTATTACAAGCCGTTGTAACTTTCATGAAGGATAATAAGGAAGCTATTGCCGCCGTAGTCACTAATGGCTTGAAATTGGCATTACTATATGGCACGGCTACTAAGTTAGCATCAGGTATTACTACAATTACCACGGCATTTAAAGGTGTAGAAACGGCAATGGGTGCGTTTAAAGCAGCGGGTGCATTAATAGGTGGGCCTTGGGTAATTGCTATTATGGCGATTATTGCAGTGATATACCTATTAGTAACTAACTGGGATACTATTTGTGCTACATTAACATCTGTTTGGGATAGTGTATGTTCTGGGTTGAGTTCAATATGGGATAGCATGTGTTCTGCTTTAAGTTCCGCATGGAGCGCCATTATATCAGGTATTATGGCTGTAATTAATGGGTTTTTATCATTAGGGCTCAGCGTATTTAATGCGTTGAAAGCGGCAATCATTGCTTATGTAAATCTATGGTTAAACTTACCAACATATATTGGTATGGCGGTAGGCTTTATTATAGGAATTATTATGCGATTGCCAGAGATTGCGGTACAAGTTGGTACTGCTGTTATATCTGCTGTCGTCTCATTCGCGACAGAGTGTTATAACTTCGCAGTCACTACCTTTAGTGCCATGGTCGATGATATTTATAACTTCTTAATCAATTTACCCATGTACATGATCACGTTGGGTGCTGAGTTTGTAGCTGCGGTTATTTCGTTTGCCTCTGAGGCATATGCTACGGCCACATCGTGGATTAGTAGTTTGGTTAACGATGTTATTAATTTCATTATGAATTTACCAAATGCATGTGCTGATGCGGGAGCCGGTTTCGTAGCTGCCGCAGGTCAATGGGCAAGTGATGCATATAATGCGGTACTAGATTGGATTAAACAAATTCCTAGTGCTGTGTCTAATGCAATTTCAGGAGCATGGGATAGTATTAAGGCACAATTTAGTGGTGGATTTACTGTAGGTGTTCAAGCTGCAGGCGGTAATGCGTATGCTAATGGTGGTGTTATTACATCTCCAGAAGTTGCGTTAATTGGTGAAGCTGGATATCCTGAAGTAATTGTACCTATTGATGGTAGTGCAAATGCTATGAATTTATGGCAAACGGCCGGGCGGATGTTAGGTGTGAGTGGTGCGCAGTCAGCTGTAGCACCTACTGTATCATTAGCACCTAGCGTACCTGTAACATCCTCATCTAGTAATAGTGGTGCACCTGTACAAATTACTTTCGCACCAGTTATTAACGCGGGTAATGGTTCTTCAACAGATGATATTATGTCAGCATTAGACGCTAAAATGCGTGAATTTGAACAAATGATGCGTAGCTATACCGCCGGACAACGGAGGTTGAGTTATGACTAACTATACAACAATACAAGGGGATATGTGGGATTTAATCGCCTATAAGGTGTACGGTAACGAACGATACATCAATCTATTATTAGAAGCCAATCAAAAGCACCGTAATACGGCGATATTTTCCGCTGGTGTTGTGTTGACATGCCCAGATGTCCCTGCTGATTCCTTACCTGAATTCTTACCACCATGGAGGCGATAGTATATGAGCTTACAAAAGAGCCTAGCTAAGGTCCAAAAATGGAAGAAAGACTTAACGCCACAAACGAAATTAGCACGGCGGGCATGGTGTACGATTGGGTACCAACATTGGGGGAGTAAGGAGTCAAAGGACATCACCGACGATATTAGTAAATACCTTCTTGATGTAACTTTCACAGATAACCTTTCAGGGACTGTAGATGATGTAGCCATTTCATTAGAGGATAGGGGCCGTCTATGGGTCGGTGATTGGTATCCTGTGAAAGGATCATTACTAGAAGTCGCTATTAATACCGTAGCATGGGAGAAATTAGGGGATGAACAATTTACATTACCAATCGGCAAATTTGAAATTGATGAATTTGAGGGAAGTAGCCTTCCTGATGTAGTCAAAATCAAAGGTGTCGCTATTATCGGTAGTACTGACTTACGGGAGAAAAAGAAAGACAAATCGTGGAAAGCCACAACGCTGAAAGCGATTGCTACCGAAAAGGCAAAAGATAATAAGTTAAAGCTAGTATGGGATGCTGATTTTGACCCACCGTTAAAAGATGCCTCTCAAAGTGCTGAATCAGACCTCGCATTCTTGCAGAAACTATGCAATGATGCGGGGTTTTCTCTTAAAGTATCCACTGAACAGTTGATTATATTCGATGATTACAAATACGAAAATGTGAAGCCTAAAGTTATAATTCGTAGACCAGGTGGCCAGTATCAACCTGTACAGACTAAAGAAGGTGAACAACCGCCTTTGATTATTACTAGGGCGTTATCTTATTCATATAAAAGTAAAACTCGTGAGGTATATCGTGCATGTCATGTGAAATACACCAATAAGGATAAGAAAACTGTGATTGAGGATACGTTTGAAGATCCTGACCGTAAGGGCCATACGTACCTTGCTGTATTAGAGGTCAATGAGCAGGTAAAAGACAAAGCGGAGGCAAAGAGATTGGCTAAAAAGAAGCTAAGAGAAGCCAACAAGGAAGCCGATACAATGTCTTTTAGTTTCCATGGTAATCCTCTTATTATGGCATCGGTTACGGTTAAACTCGAAGGATTTGGGGTATTCGATGGTAATTATTTAATTACGAAAGCAACGCATACATTAGGGGCCAATTATTCAACGTCGATTGATGTAAGGAGGTGTTTAAATGGCTACTGATATATTATCTGCATTAGCAGATATGATATTCATTGGAAATGTTTCAAGTACAATTCCCGAAGAAGGAAAAGCCGTTGTTACCCGCCTTGATAGAGAAGGTGTTGTAACGGCGCCACTATCTGTCATTAATCGAGGTGCAGCACACGATAAGGACTATTGGATGCCAGCTATTGACGACCAGGTATTATGCATTATGCTACCGAACCGGTCTGGTCGTGGCTTTTCTGATGGATTCATTATTGGCACATTCTTTAGTAGTGCGGATCCAACCCCAGGTGGTGCAGATAATGGTAAACGTGTGCTCACTGTTCCTGGAGATATGACGCTTAATGTTGGCGGCACTTTATCAATCAATGCAAGTGGTGGCGATGTAGTGGTTAATGGTATTTCCTTAGTTCATCATGTTCATGGTGGTGTAGTGTCCGGCGGTTCTACAACATCAGGGCCAGAATAGGAGGTATAGATGTATATCGGTTATTTGGCGGATATAGTATTCTATACCGCATTAGACAATGTTCTTACTGTATCTGATGTAACGCGTTCAGGTAGTGCTAGGTGGGAGAAGCTCAATCTGATGTTAGAAAAGCCGGTTAAACAATTTAGTGGGCCGGACGTAGAACAGATTACCTGTAAGATTCTTATTTCTGCATCACTTGGACAATCTCCGGATAGTACTGTTAAGAAGCTGCGAAAGTATCGCGATACAGGGGCTGTATTGCCGTTTATTATTGGTGGTAAGCCTGTTAGCCAAAACTACTTTGTCATCATGTCTATGAGTGAAGATAATCTATTCACAGATGCCTACGGTAAGACACAATCCATTGAGGTATCTCTAACCCTTGAAGAATATCCGGATAAGAACACCGTAGAGGAAAAATCTCTCCTTAATAAATATGGTAATACATTTAATCAGGTTAATACGATATTACGGAGGTTCTAGTCATGTCAGCAACGTATGAAATTAAACCAGTTACGGATAATAGGATATCGCTAGCACCTGAAAGTGAAGTTGCTGAGATTTTGCAAAATGTGCAAACGATTATCTCTACTGTTCGTGGGAGTGTGCCACTAGATAGGGAGTTCGGCATTGATGGTCGCATTATCGATATGCCTATCCATCAAGCACAAGCGCATCTTTCTAATGACATATTCCAACAAATTAAACGGTACGAACCACGTGCCAAAATTAGTGATATATCATTTACCGCCACACA